TTCTCTTCACCCCACTGTTCAATAAGCCCTATCAAATAAGCGTTCATCATTCATTATCCTTAATCATTCGTTCTATATACCAGATACATTTTCGTAGGTCCTCTACAGGCTTACCTTTGTTTAGATGCCTACTTAGGTATTTTAGCGCATTACCGAAGTAAAAGCTATAGCAATCTGGTACTGTGTCGTCTATGTAGTCAATTACTTCTATCTGTTTTTTAGCGTAGTGACTAGGACGATTCACAGGGTCTGCGTCAATCATCTCGTTATCTGTCTTCGTACTGCTCTGCTGTGTCATCCTCTAGCTCCTCTGCTAATGTTTCATACTGTTCTAAGATAAGGTCTTCGAATCTGTCTACAATCTCCTCGGATGATACGTTTAAGACTTCCAAGAGGGTAAGTTCATCGTAATGGCATAGGCGCTCTTTAATATCTTGTAGTGTCAGCATTACGGTTTGCTCCATTCTGGTGGAAGGCTGTCAATATCAAAGTACCTAAAGCCTTCTTTCTCAGCCCAGCCTCCATGTGTTAGTTTTGTCCCATCCCTGCGCTTTTTAGCGTTGGGCATTGGTGTTGCAGGATTCTGAAATACGAATACAAGCTCTTCTCCTTTCTCTAATCCGTTACGTATGTCTTTATACTTCCTAGCCTCTGCAGAGTCACGAAAACGCCCTTTAGTCTCTATATAGATTCGAAAGCCTTTTGGCGTTATGTATACAAAGTCTGGTTCGTATCGTTTTACTTGTACGTATTCTATAGTGTCTGGGTGGAACTTACAACCCATAAGATACTTTTTGTGCAGGTCGTACTCAAACCAAGAGTCGTATCCTTTGGGTGGCTTGGTTCTTTTTCTTAGCTTGGCGCTTCCCATAGTTCGTTATCCTTACGCCTCATGTGAAGAAGTCTAGCATCTTCTAAGGCTCTGTCGTAACTTCCGTGGGCCTCAATACAAGCCTCCCACATTTCCTGTTCTGTTTTTAAGCCCTCAAGAATCTTCTCAGCTTTCTTGGGACCAACGTTTTTTACACCTTGGATGTTATCAACTCTGTCGCCAGTGAGTAACTGGGTATAGAAATTATACAATGCCTCATCTTTATCTACATAGTACAACACCTCTTTTCTAAAGTTGTAGTGCCATCCCTGCACAGTGTCTAGATCTTTATCTATACTAACACATATTGCCTGCTCTCCAAGAGAAGTCATGGCCTTGCTAATCAGGTCGTCAGCCTCTTCACCAACCGCTACTTCGGCTTCCCAGTACTTCTCCAGCCTGTCTCGTAAGGCTTTTAAGTGTCTTGGCTTTCTATTGCCTGTACGGTTACCTTTGTAGGGCAGTGTAGTGGCTAACTTCTCCCTAAAGTTTGGATGCTTTTTTGACTTGCCTGTTATGTAGAACTTCCATTCAAACACTTCAGGCAAATCAAACAGCATTAGATCGCAGATAAAGCCGTCCAGAGAAGTTACAGCGTGTTGCTCGGTGTCGTCGTCAGCACCGTAACCAATCTGGTACGTCAGTATATCTGCGTCTACTAGTGCAATCTTAGAGGATGTCGTCATCTGCATCGACTGAGACTACATCGCCCTCTTCGTAGCTCACTAGGTCAGTGATAACCATCTTCTTAAGCGATGGTGATACGCCTTCCTTGTTTTTAAAGCTCCATGCATACGAGCCGATAACTGCGATTGCCTTAGAGCCGTTACCTACGCTGATGCCCTCCATAGGGTTGCCATTTTTGTCGAAAGCACGGATTGGATTGTTAGACTTACAAGTAATGAAGTCTCCCTTGTCATCTTTATTCTTAACATCAATGCCCATGTCACGCAGAGCCTGAGAAGCTGCTGGGCTTAGGTTGCATAAGTCTACTTGGTACTTGTCAGACATCTCGTTACGAGTTTCGAGGTTAGCCCACATTACATCTGCTTTCAGTTTGATAGGTGCAGTCATTTGTCATTCTCCGTTTGGTGACGTTGTTTAATTTTACAGCTTATACTAATAGTATATCATGTTATTTGAAGGGCTGTCAACACTTTTAATGTGTATCTGCCCAATTATTTCCAATGTCTGATTCAGCCGCTACAGGGATTCTGAATCCAAGGGTCTCGCCTGCAGTAACTGCGGCTTCTTCCAAGACCTTAGCAAGCTTCTCAGCGTCTTTCTCTGCACAGTCCCATTGTGTCTCATCGTGCACAAACGCAACCAGCTTAGCATCCAAGCCCAGTCGTGTGACCTGTCTTTGAGACTCTACGAGCCATGCCTTAGCAACAATGGCTCCAGCAGCCTGTAACAGCATATTAAGCGCACTGTGCTCACTACGTACCTGTATGCGTCTTCCATCTAGTGCTGGTACCCAGCCGTTTGCAGCTAATCGTTTCACCTTGTCAATCAGTTTCTTCATTGCTGGTATCTTGCGAAAGAATGCGTTTTTAAGCTTAGCACCTTCCTTGGAACTACCACCAACGATAGAGCCTAGTTTAGCCTCTCCAGCACCATACAGGAACGCATAGATGAATGTCTTAGCGTCTGCCCTTGTAGGCAGTCCTGCGGCCTTCTGGTTGGCTGTGTGTATATCACCCTCCAACAACTCTTTAGTGTACGATGCGTCTCTCATGTAGTGTGCTAGGCAGCGCAGTTCTATCCCAGAAAGATCTGAACCAACCAGTCTACGACCTTCTCCAACAATCCATAACTCCCTGCAGTCGTGGTCACTTGGTATCTGTGCCATGTTTGGGCTACTGTGTGTACAGCGGTTTGTTACTGCCCCGATGCTGTTGATACGTCCGTGCACACGACCATCATCTTTAGTTGCCTTCAGCCAGCTTGTCACTAGCCCATGTCTTTTTTGTAGCCAGAAGTACCTAGCTAGTAGCTCTGCCTCTTTAAGTTTGTAAGACTCTGCTACGTTCTTCAGTACTACGTCATCAATGATTACATTGCCCTTCTCAGTAAACTTATCGAAGTCTACACCCAGCGTCTCCAGCCTTTCAGCGATCTGTTTTCTAGAAGCTGGGTTGAAGACGACCACTTTGTCTTTAAGGCGTTTGCCTGTTTTTTCAGACCAACGTTCTTCAACAAGCGGAGGGAAAACTTCTTGAAGCGAACTCTTAATTGAATCCATCTCAAGAACAAGATTGTACTCCATTTGTTCCGCTTTTGCTTTATCAATCTTGAAGCCTGTTCGCTCCATTCGGCTAAGTATAATGGCAATCTCATGTTCCAACTCCACAGACGGCTTAGCGTCTTTCCACTTGTCAAATTCAGATTCAAGGTGCTTGTGCAGGTATGCTAACACGGCTACGTCACGTTCGCAATACTCTGCCATCTCATCAGTTAAACCTCCGTCAAAGTCTGTAACATCGAAGTCCATCTTTTCGAATCCAAGACGTTTGCCCCAAGCTTTTAGACTGTGACCGCCTTCGATGACTGGGTTGTGCAATCTAGACATAATAAGCGTATCAATCGCTTGGCTCTTACGTATCTGCACGCCCCACACTTGACGTAGTATTGGATAGTCGAAGCCTATACCATTGTGAGCGCAGACTTTATCGTTACCAATGTACTCTTGAAGTCCTTTAGGGTCTGTCCAGTGTATTACTTCGGAGCCCTTCTGAGTGACGCACAGCCATATAGTATTGTGCTTTAAGTTTGTTTCAATGTCTAGGTATATCATAGGCCTTCTCTTGGCTAGTTAGTATACTAATATTATACCATTGCTATATAGTTGACTCAAGCTGTTTTGTATCTTTTTTGAAGTACTCAGGGTCCTTAGAATGTATTGAATGACAGTTGGCGCATAGCACACGGCATTTGTCTATTTCTTTCTGCAAAGTTTCTCTAGAGCAAGACCTCCAAGTAGCTATGTTGAAGTTTTTCTCACTAGGTTCTAGGTGGTCAAACTGCAGGGCATAGGGATGTTCGTTATACCCACAGATTTCACAGCCTCTATCGAGCTTTATAGCCCCTAACCATCGTACATTAGCATCCTGTCTCTCTTTCTTGGCATTGCTCATAATGCGTCCTCCTCAAACGTTTCAGTCATCCTACCAGTAACTTTACTGTAAAGCAAGTTGCAAGCAGGGCCAGTTGTACCACTAAAACGATTCTTAAGGACTCGTACCTTAGTCGTGTTGCGTGTTTGCTCATCGTCTGCTTGTCCGTTACGCTCTAGTCCAATTACCATGTCGCTAAGCTGTGCTATAGAGCCTGAGCCACGTAGCTGTGCTAGAGAAGTCGCAGCACCTTCCTCATGTCCCTTGTTCTCTGGGCGCTTAAGGTGACTAACACAGACTAGGCAGATGCCTGTTTCGGCTACTAAGGTACGTAGCTTGGTCATAATCTCGTCTATTGCTTTACGTTCGTCTCCGTTCGATTGAGCGCTGACCACGATAGAAATATGGTCCAGAAAGATGTAGTGACAATCCATAGCTTTAGCCATATAACGAACTCTGTTGACGATGTTATCAACATCACTACTGCCAAAGTGGTCAAACAGGTATACCCTACCAGTGCCAAGTGTTTGATTGAAAGCATTTGTTTTTTCCTCTTCAGTTGCCACACTGTCAGGTAAGTGCAGAGGCTTGTTAGCCGCCAATGACATCAGTGACAAACCAGTTTTACGTGTACTCTCCTCCATAAACATGAGGCCGACACGCTCGTTAGTGTTCTGCAGGATGCCGTAGATAATCTCCCGCAGAAACTGCGACTTTCCAAGACCTGATCCTGCTGTTACTGTAATCAATTCTCCTTTGCGTATGCCGTATGTTAGTTTGTTTAGCCCAGCGAATGGGTAGTCCACATCGCTGCCCTGTACAGGCTTCATTACTTCGTCATAAAGGCTGTCGCCAGCAATGATTCCATCTGGTACGAATGCCTCTGCTCTCCAGACAGCAATCTCAAATTCCTTAGCACGTCCCTCCTTAAGCATATCGTTTGCATCTTTAACGCCATTTGGAAACTTGACGACCTTGGCCTTACGTGCGAACAGTTCTGCTACCTGTCGTGAGGCTTCCATGCCTGCATCGTCATTGTCGAATGCAATGTAGACGTTGTCGAAACTGTCTAGGAACTCGTAAGAGTCTTTACAGTCCTTTAGAGCCGCCTGAGCACCGTTTTTAACACTGACTACTGGGTAGCGTGTGCCCATCATCTGAAAAGCGCTTAGAGCGTCAAACTCGCCTTCTGTGATGATAATCATCTTACCACCTGCAGAAAACCGTTCCTGACCAAATAGCTGCGTACCTTTCCAGTCGCCTTTGATAGTGAATTGCTTCTGTCCGTCAATGCGTACCTTAGCCGCACCAGAGCCATACGGAAATACTAGATCCTGACCATCAAAACCTACGCCATAACGCTCTGCAGTCGCTAATAGAATACCTCTGTCCGTAATAGAGCGATACTTGATGCTCTGTGAAGGCCTGTAAGGGGCTTTAGAGACGTTTTTAGAGCTAGGTAGTACGTTCGTATGGGTCATGTTTAAATCCTCTCCTGTGGCCTCTCTGGGCGGTACGTTAGCATAACAACTGAAGCACTTTCCCCATCCTGCATCGTCAATAGCGTAAGCGTCTGAGCTATCGCACTTGGGACAGGGTAAGTCTGTTTCTACAAAGGCCATGATGTTCTCCTATTTAATAACCTAGTGCTTCCAGTATCTCATAAGGCTCTTCATCTGTCAATAGTGCATCCTCTGTTATGTCCTGTGCAACACACCGAGCCTCATCAGTGTCCATACCGTTTCCAACCAAGTAGTAGTACAAGTCCAAGTAAATCTGATCGTAGTCGCTCATGTTAATCTCCAAGGTCTACTGTGTATAGGTCTGTGTAATCATCATAAGTATATACTTCTCCAAGGACGTATTCAAGGATCTGTATTAACTTTTTAGGCTCTATGTCTCTGAGCTCGTCAGCGAACTCATCAATCAATTCGTCTTGGGTATATGTTATTAGGTTCATCTTGGAATCTCTACTATCCAATGTGGTACATATAGGGACTATGTAGTCTCTTTAGAGTTTATTATTAGAGTATATAAATATAGTACTAAAGAACTCTAAAGAGTCTATATAGTTCTATATAGTTAATTATATATCATTATATCCGTATGTCAAGCCCTCCGAACCTGAATCATTTTCATAGTAGCTATCTTCATCGGATACCAAGTCCAATCGAACTGAATCATCCTCATCGTATGACCCAGAACTGTAGCAGTAGTTACATAGGTCTATGAAATCATTTCGCTTGTCTTTTCGTGTTGCTTCGAAGTCGCTTAGTTCAACGTCACAGGCTTTACATCTCATAGTTTATCTCCTTTGTATTCAATCGTGAATCTGTCGTAGTTCTGTCGTAGTGTCTTGCAATAGTCCTTGGGATCTGATAAGCCAACAAGGTAACTGTACTTTTGATATTTCCAAGACCTGTCCCACACTGTAACCAAATACTTATTCATTTT